TCTGGGGTTTTTTTATGTTTTGCATTAGAATAATAGTATACTATTTTATTTTTATGGTAAGTAATTTATCTGCACTAGATAGGCTTAGAAAAGCTGCAAATCTTGAACCTGTAAAAAAAGAGGTTACATTATCTGATGGTTCTGTTTTTGAAATGTATGTAACACCATTAACAATGGCAGAAAGAGAAAGAGCACAAAGGCTCTCTAAAGATGATAATAATAATTTTGCTTTGCAATTATTACTTACAAAAGCAATTGATGAAACTGGCAGAAAACTTTTTAATGCAGGAGAAATTGACGTATTGAAAAACGAAGTAAAAGATAGTGATTTACAGAAATTAATGCTTGCTGTGATTCAAGAAGAAGAGGACACAATCGACCCAAAAGACTAACTGCTGAATTGAAGAAAGATAACTTCATGATGCTTCAATTTAGTGTGGCTAAAGAATTAGGTAAAACTTTAAAAGAAGTAAGAGATATGACTTTAAGTGAACTTATTGGTTGGAGTTCTTATTTTGAAATAATTAATGAAGAACAAGAAAAAGAGTTTGAAAAAGCAAAACGAAGGAGATAAGCTAGAATAAAGTAACCTTTTATTGTTTAGTCGTGGCAACTAGAGCAGATATAGAGATTAATGTAAAAGGTCTTAAAAAAGTACAAGAATTATCAAAACAATTAGATAAAGTTAGTGGTAAAGTAGATAGTTTAAATAAAAGAGGTGGAAGTAAAACAGAAAAACAAGCTGCAAATTTTGAAGAAAAACGAGCAGCTTCAATGGTTCGAGTTAGAAATATTGGAGATCAAATACAAAGAGCAAAAGAAGCGGGATTAAAAACAGATAAAGCAAGTCGAGCATTAAATAGGGCAGCTTTAGCTAATGATAAGGGTAAATTAAAACTTGCCAAAGCTCATACAGATTCTGCTTTAAGAGAATTAAAAGCAGAACAAGCCACAACTAAAGAAATGGCTAATCAAGTTAAATTTAGCAAGCTTTTAAGGGCAACTAGATCAAGAGGTTCAAGAGATCCAATGAATAGACGTATGGGCACAACATCTCGTGGCGGAGGAGATGGTGCTGTACAAAGTGCATTAGTTAGTGGTGCATTTCCATTGTTATTTGGACAAGGGCCGTTAGGTGCTGTAGCTGGTGGTGCAGGTGGTTTTATAGGTACTAAACTTGGTGGGCAGATGGGAGGCTTTGCAGGAGGTCTTGTTGCTACTGCTGCTCTTCAACAAATACAAACTACTATAACGACTATAGGAGAGCTTGGACAAGCATTAAATCCTATAACGGCAGATGTTAATAGACTTACGACAGCATTAGGTTTGGCAGGAACGGCTGAAGCAGAAAGGATCAAATTGATTGAACAAGTTGAAGGTAGACAAGCTGCATTGGCAGCAGCCACAGAAAATATGGCTTTAGTTATAGGAGATGAAGGTGTTGATGCTTTAAAAGAATTTGGTTCTAAATTTAACGATATACAAGGAAATATGTCTCAATTCTCTTTAAAATTACAAGCTAAGTTTGCAAAAATGTTCAATGCAATAATAGATAGATTCCCTGGTATTTTTGGAGACAGTAGAACTCCAAAAGAAGATGCTGCTTTTACAGATAAATTAGAAAAAGATACTACTGCAATAGCTTTAAATGCTGAAATAGAAAGAATATCTAAAGAATTAGAAAGATTAAAAAATGAAAGAGCTATTGCTAATGATCCTGGAATTGGGATTCCAAAAGCACCAGGTTTCTTTAGAGGAGGATCTACTTTATTTCCTAGTCAAATGCCTGATCTAAATGAAGGGATAGATAAAGCAGCAGAAAATAAAGAATTAGATAAATCAATTAGAATAGCAGAACAACAATTAAATAGTGCAAAGAAAAGTCTAGAGATAAGACAAAAAAATATAGACACAATAGTTAAAGGCAATATCGCTCAAGAAGAAGCTAAAGATATAACCGATTTAATTTTAAAATCAACTAGAAAAAATGTAGAGTTACTTGAAGCTAAAAGAGATGGAAATCTTCAAGAGGTTGAAACACAACAAAAAGTTGCTGATATAGTTCAAAGAATAGTTGATTTAGGAATCAGTAAAGATTTGATTGATGAAGAAGAAATCAAAAAACTTGTTGAAAAAGAACAAAAATTAGAGGCTTTATTATCTAAAACAAAAGATTTAGGTTCAAATTTTGAAAGGATTGGTAAATCTATTGCTTCTGGTGTTAGTGATAATTTAACTGCTGCAATAATGCAGACAAAAACATTAGGAGAAGCTGCAAAGTCAATATTAAATGACTTAAGTTCTACCCTTATAAGACTTGGTGTAAACACAATTTTAGGAGGCATTGCTCCTAGTATTTTTGGTGGTTTACCAAAACTTGTTGGTTTTGCTAATGGTGGGCGACCTCCTGTTGGTAAACCCTCAATAGTAGGAGAAAAAGGGCCAGAGTTATTTGTACCAAGAAAATCAGGTACAATAATACCTAACAATAAATTAGGAGGCAGTACAAATATCAGTGTAAATGTAGATGCTTCTGGATCGTCTGTTCAAAGTAATGAGCAGCAAGGAAAAGAACTTGGCAGAGTTATTTCAGCAGCGATACAATCAGAATTAATTAAACAAAGGAGACCTGGAGGTTTATTAACATAATGGCTACTTTTCCTAGTTATAATCCTGTTTTTTCTGCAAATAAAACCGATATTACTAACACCAGAACAGTTCAGTTTGGTGATGGCTACCAGCAAAGATTTACTTTTGGTTTAAATCAAAATGCAAAACAGTGGAGTTTAGTTTTTAACGAAGATAATACAGACGCAGCCATAATAGAAAATTTCTTAGAAGAAAGAAAAGTTGATGGTGCATCTTTTGATTGGTCTCCTCCTGACGAAACAGTGACTTATAAGTGGGTATGTCCTTCTTTTACAAAAGAAATATTTGATTTTAATAGAAACAGAATAAATGTAACTTTTATACAAGTATTTGAACCATAATGGCAAAACCTGTATCTGAAACTCAATCAATAAATCCAGGTTCAGTTATTGAGATGTTTGAACTGACAACAGATGCAGCTTTACATGGATCAGCTACTACATACAGATTTCACGATGGTAGTAATCCAATAGCTTATGGAAACGCTAATTCTAACGGAAATATAATCTGGAACGGAAATACTTATATTGCTGTACCTGTAGAAGCTGATGGATTTAAATATGCCAATGGTCAATTACCCAGACCTACATTAACAATAAGTAATGTCACAAATCTAATTACAGCTATTTTATTAAATGTAAATGTTGTAACTCCTGGAAATGATTTAACTGGTGCTGTAGTAACAAGAGTTAGAACATTAGCAAGATTTTTAGATGCTGTGAATTTTACAGGAGGAACAAACCCTTACGGAACCCCTGATCCAACAGCAGAATATGCAAAAGAAATATACAAAATTGATAGAAAATCAGCAGAAAATAGGGCTGTAGTTCAATTTGAATTAGCTGCTGCTTTTGATCTAGCAAATATACGAATACCTTTAAGAGTATGCACTAAAGAATTATTTCCTTCTATTGGTACGTTTATGCCATGAATGAGTGGAAAGAAGCTGCTCTTAGTCATGCAAAGGTTGAAGATCCTAAAGAATCTTGTGGTTTGTTGTTAAATATTAAAGGCAAAGAAAGATATCATCCTTGTCGTAATCTATCTATGACAAATCATCAATGTTTTATTCTTGATCCAGAAGATTATGTAAAGGCAGATAATACAGGAGAGATAACAGCTATTATTCATAGTCATCCAATTACACCTCCAACTCCTAGTCAGGCGGATTTAGTTAGTTGTGAAAGATCAAATTTACCTTGGTATATTGTCAATCCTAAAACAGAACAATGGGGATACTGTGAACCAAAAGGATATAAAGCTCCGATTATTGGTAGAGAATGGGTTTGGGGTATAACTGATTGTTGGTCATTGGTAAGAGATTGGTACAAAGAAGAGAAAAATATTGAACTTAGAGATTGGCAAAGACCTACAACACCCGAAGAATTTATCAAGAATCCCATGTTTGAAAGATGTGCCGAAGCTACTGGTTTTAGGGAGTTAGAACCAAATGAGAAACTTGAGAATGGTGATTTGTTATTTATGTCAATAATGGATGCTGGTTTAAATCATGTAGCTATTTTCATAGATGGAGATGTCTTACATCATTTATCTAGTAGACTTAGTTGTAAAGAACCATACTCACCTTGGTTACTAAAATGCACAGGCAAGAGGTTGCGTTATGTTGCGTAAATTAAAACTATATGGAGAGTTGGCTTCATTTGTAGGCCATAAAGAATTTGAAATACAGGTACATAATTTACCTCAAGCTATTAGTTTTTTAGTAAATAATTTTCCAGAAGTTGAAAAATATATGAACCCAAAACATTATTTAGTGAAAGTAGGTAATTATGAAATAACCGAAAGTGAAATACACGATCCAATAGGTCAACAGGATATTCATATAATCCCTGTAATTAGTGGTGCTGGTGGAGATACTTTTAATACTATCTTGTTAGGAGCAGCATTAATTGGTGCATCATTCTTTTTCCCAGGTGCAGGATTATTTGGTACTCAAAGTTTTGGCGGAGTTTTAGCTGCTGGTTCTCAATCAGCCATACCTTTTGTTGGTGCTACTGGTGTGGCTGGTGGTACTATAGGAACTCTTGTAGGTACAGGTATTAGTGCTATTGGTGCTGGCCTAATACTTCAAGGTGTCGGCAATATACTTTATCCAACTCAAGATCCTACATTTGAAGATAATCCACAAATATCGTTTAATTTTTCTGGAACGCAAAATACAGCGAGGGCTGGCACTCCAGTTCCTATTGTTTATGGTGAGATATTTACAGGTTCAGTTGTTATAAGTGGTGACGTAGATACAATAGCGATAGAAGCATGATTAAAAACAATAAACATATAGCTGGATCTGGTGGTGGTGGCGGTAAAGGTGGAGGTCAAGATCCACCAACTATTACACCTGATAACCTACATAGTAAACAATTTGCGACTTTACTTGATCTTATTTCTGAAGGTGAGATAGAAGGTTTTTCAAGTCCTTCTAAAGAAGGCAGAACTAAGGGCACTACTGCATATAAAAATGCTGCAAAGAAAGATATTTTTTTAGATGACACACCAATTCTATCTTCTACGGCAGATTCAACCGATCCACAACCTGTTGATTTTAACCATCAAGATGTAGGTCTTGATATTCGTTTTGGTACAGATCCTCAAACAAAAATGCCTAAAGTATCAGGTAGTGCCTCTCTTTTTGGTGTAGGAGTAGAGGTTAAAAATGGTAATCCAATCACAAGACAACTTACTAATAATTCCAACTTAGATGCTGTTAAAATTACTGTTACTGTTCCTCTTTTGCAAGAACTCCAAGATGATGGAGATATTGTAGGTTCTCAAGTTACTTTTGATATTCAACTTCAATATAATGGCGGTGGTTTTACTACAGTACATTCTGACACTATTACAGGAAGAACCGCAGATGCTTATAATAAAGAATATAGAATTGAACTTACTGGTGCTCATCCTGTAGATGTTCGTCTAGCAAAAACATCAGCAGATAGTACAGATAGAATACAAAGAGATTTAATTTGGCAATCCTATTCAGAATTAGAAGATGATTCAAGTACATATCCTAATAGTGCTTTTACAAGATTACGTTTAGATTCAGAGTTCTTTAGTAGAATTCCTGGTAGAAAATTTAGAGTTAGAGGAATAAAAGTAAGAATTCCAGGTGCAGGAGCTAATTCATCTGGTACTCCAACTGTAGATTTACAAACAGGAAGAATAGAATATCCTACTGGTTACATTTTTAATGGTGTAATGGGTGCTGCTCAATGGACAACTTGTCCTGCAATGATACTTCTCGACTTACTTACTAATACTAGATATGGGTTAGGTAATCATATTATTGATAGTAATTTAGATTTATTTTCATTTGTAACTGCCAGTAAGTTTTCTAATACTCTTGTTGACGATGGACTTGGAGGACAAGAAGCTAGATTTGCTTGCAATATAAATATTCAAACAAGTGTAGAAGCATTTAGCGTTATAAATACTTTATCAGGAATAATGAGATGTATGCCTATTTGGTCTGAAGGAGCTTTACTTCTTACTCAGGACAGTCCAAAAGATCCCAGCTATTTATTTACTTTAGCCAATGTTGGGCCAGAAGGTTTCAGTTACACAGGAAGCAGTTTAAAAACTAGAAGCACAGTAGTCGCAGTTTCATATTTTAATATGGAAACTAGAGATTTAGATTATGAAGAAGTTGAAGCCGAAGCAGCTTATCGAAGTAAATATGGACTTCATGTTAAAAGAGTAAAAGCATTAGGTTGTACAAGTAGAGGACAAGCTAGAAGATTTGCGAAAGCCATATTATTTGCAGAACAGAGAGAAACTGAAGCTGTAAGTTTTTCTGTTTCAATGGAATCAGGATGTGTTGTACGACCTGGAGCGATTATCAGTATTTCCGATCCAGCGAGATCAGGGATAAGAAGAGCAGGAAGAATCAATGCAGCTACCACAACCGAAATAACAGTAGATGATTCTAGTTCTACTGATTTGTCAGATCAAAATAATCCTAAGTTAAGTGTGATATTACCTAACGGCACTGTTGAAACCAAAAATGTAACCTCTATTTCTGGCAAGGTAATTACTTTAGAAAGTGCATTGAGTCAGACACCAAATGTAAATAGTATTTGGATGCTGGAAAATGATACTGTTTCTGCTCAGTCATTTAGAGTGATGTCTGTTGAAGAGCGAGATGGGATTAGTTATGGAATATCAGCATTAGCTTATGTAAATGAAAAATACGCATTTATAGAGGATGGACAGCCTATCACAACTCAAAATATATCAATTTTAAATTTATTAAAACCACCACCTCAAGGATTAAGTGCAGATGAAGTAATTGTTCTAATAAACAATCAACCAGTGTCTAAATTAATTGTCAGATGGCAACCTGTAACAGGTGTAAATAGCTATATGGTTAATTATAGATTTAATAACAATAATATTGTCTCAGCTACAACAAGTAGTCCTGACTTTGAGATATTTAACACAAAGGTTGGATCGTATGAGGTATCTGTTCGTAGTTTAAATGCTGCATTAGAACCAAGTGCTACGGCTGCAACTGATACTTTCAACACTATTGGTAAAACTGCTGTTCCTGCTGATGTAACAGGGGTTTCTGCTGAACAAATACCCGGAGACAGTGGATCAATAAGATTGAGTTGGAATAAGTCAACAGATTTAGATGTTACTCATGGTGGTTTTGTTTACATTAGACACGACAGTTCAAGAACCGATGGAACGGGTACATTTGAAAATGCTGTAGATTTAATAGAGGCTGTACCTGGTAACTCAACTTCTGCAATAGTTCCTGCAATTACTGGAGAATACATTCTTAAGTTTCAAGATGATGGAGGAAGATTTAGTATAGGAGAAGGAAGTGCAGTAGTGCAACTTGCTGATAATTCAACCAATTTATTAGTTCAAACAAGAAGAGAAGATCAGGATGTTCCTAAGTTTCAAGGAGTTAAAATTAATACTGCTGTAGATGAAGCTACAGATGCTCTTAATCTAGCTGGTGTCGGTTTATTTGATGATATTGGAGTCACTATTGGAACGTCTTTTGATGATCCTGTTGTTGCTTCAATAGATGATATAGGTGGAAGTGCTCCGTCTGGAAGTTATGATTTTAAAGATACTCTAGATTTAGGTGGTGTATTTAGTCTTGATCTAGTAAGACATTTTAAAACTGAAGGTTTCTTTCCATCAGATTTATTTGATGCAAGGCAATCTGCGTTTCCTACTACTGGTAATTTTGATGGAACAGAAGCTAATGATGTAGATGCTCAATTATTTGTAAGAACCACGCAAGATGATCCTTCTGGTTCTCCAACTTATACTGCTTTCCAGCCTTTTGCTAGTGGTACATTTAAAGCAAGAGGTTTTCAATTTAGAACAGTTCTTACAAGCACTGACCGAGATCAGGATATTAGAGTGTTTGAATTAGGGTACACTGCAAAAATACAGGCTAGACAAGAAATAAGAACTAATATTACGCAAAGTGCAGGAGCTACAGCATACACTTTTGATAATGCTTTTTTCACTGGAACGGCAGCTTTATTAGGAGCAAACAGCAATTTACCTTCAGTAAATATAACTGCACAGAATTTAGCCTCTGGGGATTATTTTGTTATAACAAATCTTTCTGGAACTGGATTTACAATAGATTTTAAAAATAGTTCTAATGCTTCTATTGGTAAGAATTTTTCTTATACGGCTGTCGGTTTTGGAAAAGGGTAGTACAATAAGATCAATGTTACTTCTAAATAATGGCTAGACCAACAGGAACTACTAGCGTCACAGGTAATAATTACAATACTGATAACGGAACGGGTGCTGCGGTTCGTCAAAAAATTAATGAGATATTTCAAGCATTAAGAACTCTTAGTTCTGGAAGTACCGATCCAACAGGAGCAGCAAATATAGCTCAACACCAACCTCATATAAACACTTCTACTAACGAATTAAAAATAGCGACATCAGTTTCGGGTGATGCAGCAACTTATGTTGTATTAGGAAAAATAAACGAGGCAAACTTTGGTCATGTTGTAGCTGCAAGTCCTGTGATGACAGGTGATGTTACGATGTCATCTACTGGATTTTTACTTATTCCAAAAGGTACTGATGCACAACAACCTGGGCAAGTTGGAGCACCAGCAGCAGCGATAGGGCAATTAAGATATAACGAAACTCAAAATAGATTTGAAGGCTATAAAAATACAGGTTGGGGAGAGATAGGTGGAGGAGCTGGAGCTACTGGAGGAGGTACAGATCAGGTGTTCTTGGAGACAGGCCAGAATGTTACAGAAGACTATACTTTATCTAGCGGTAAAAATGCGATCACAGTATCGCCTACAATAGCTTCGGGTAAAGAAATAGTCGTGCCAAACGGGGCAACTCTTGTTATTCTTTAATTATGAGCTTAGAACTATCAGGAACAACACCAGCGATCAAAGGAGTAGCTGGATCTGTGGCTGCACCAGCTATAACTGGTGATGATACTAATACGGGGATAAGTTTTCCTGCTGCTGACACTATAAAATTTTCAACCAATGGTGTTGAAAGAATGGCGATTACAAATAGTGGTATAAGTGGAATTAGTGCTGGAATAACAATGACAGATATATGGTATGTGTCAAGTAGTTTTGCTGGTAGTGCTAATCCTATTGCTTCTAATTGGTCACAATATACCCTTCATAACTCTGGGTCTATTGGCGGTAGTATGACACAAAATTCTGGAATATTTACCTTTCCAGAACCAGGTATTTATAGAATTAGTTGGTGGATTCAAGCTTTTAGAGGTGGAGGAGCAGTAAATTACTCTAAAGTAATGCTAGAAACTACAACAAACAACAGTTCTTATTCAACAATTCCATCAGGATATACAAGTTTCAATAGTAACAGTGACTCTGGTAATTGGTATGGAACTATGTCTGCTGAACATTTTGTAGATATATCTGATGTATCTAATACAAAAGTACGATTTCAAGCTGAACAAGAAACTAGTGGGTCAACTATGGAACAAGTATTTGTTTATTTTATTAGATTAGGAGATACATAATGAGACCTACACATATTGAACAATATCTAGTAACAGTAAGAACAGGACAATGGTTTGGGTGGAGTGATTCAAACAATAAAATTTATGCGAATCTTATTGTGCATGATGGTGGTTCTAAACCTACAGAATCAGATTGTACTAATGGACTCGCTGCGTTACAAGCTGCATGGGATCTAGAAAATAATTCATATAAGTCACAACGTAAAGCAGAGTATCCACCTATTGAAGATCAGCTAGATGACATCTATCATAATGGTGTAGCTGGTTGGAAAACTACTATCAAAGCTATTAAAGACAAATATCCTAAACCATGAGCAAAATATCACTAAAACACTCAGGCGGTAATGTTGTTTCACTTAACGCTCCAACCAACGCACCTAGTGCAGCAGATGTAGCATTTAAACTTCCTAATACTGATGGTTCTGATGGACAGGCTATAGTTACAGATGGATCGGGCAATTTAAGTTTTAGCAGTGTTGCAGCAACAAGGAATTTAATAATTAATGGAGCTTGTCAGGTAGCACAAAGATCAAATCTAGTAAATGCTCAAACTGGATATGGTGCTGTTGATCGTTTTAAATTACAATCTACAGGAGCATCAAGATTTACTCTTTCAAAGGGTAATGGACCAGGTGCTCAGTATGGATTGCCTTCAGCTTTGAAATTTGAAACAACAACTGCTGATGACTCTGTAGCTGCTGGTGACTATATGTATATTGATACTAAATTTGAGGGTCAAGACTTACAAAGATTTCAAAAAGGTTCTTCAGATGCGAAACAGTTTACTTTGCAATTTTGGATAAAATTAGCAGTACAGGGAACTTATGTTGTTCAATTATTTGATGCTGATAACAGCAGACACGTTGTTGCCAACTATACAGTTAGTTCACCTAATACTTGGGAGAAAAAGATTATAACTTTCCCTGCTGACACATCAGGTGTTTTAGATAGTGATAATCAAAAAAGTTTTGAAGTTAGATGGCATTTTTTGGGAGGTAGCACTTACAGAGGTGGCACTCAGCAAACTACATGGGGAGCTATCGTTGCTGCAAATATGTTAGAAGGCATGGGTAATGCTGTTAGTGCAACAGGCGATAATTTTATTAGTGGTATGCAATTAGAAGTAGGCAGCGTGGCAACAGATTTTGAACATAGGTCATTTGCTGATGAATTATTGAAGTGTCAAAGATATTATTATCGGGTTGGACTAAATCAAGGCATTTATTATGGTGGAGACATAGGTTTTGGTCTAACAGATAATGATAATGATAGTTGTAATATTGTCACTAATTTTCAAACTCAGATGAGGATAGCACCAACAGCAGTAGAGCATACAGGTTCCGCTTCTGATTATAAAGTCAGAGTAACCACCACACAGACTTGTGATAATGTGCCTGTTTTCATATCAGCAACAGCCTGGTTAGGAAAAACTAATTTTAGGAAAGGGAGTCATAATTATGGAACTGCTGTACCTGTTTTTGCTCAGACAGCAAATTCAAATTCATTTTTAGCGTGGAGTGCAGAATTATGAAATACAAATTAATACATACAGATTCAGATACAGGAAAAAAAATTTACGCAAAGATAGAAGATGATGGCAAATCATATCTTTCTTGCAGTGAAGATAATGAAGATTTTAAAGAATGGGTGGCAAAAGGAAACACACCAGAGGAGGCTGATTAATGTCAACACTTAAAGTCACAAACGTTAAACACGAAACAAGCGGACTTAATACCCTTGTATTTGATAATGGTGGAACGTCTGGTGGTAACGGAAGGGTTACTACAAAAGGAACTATTGGAGAAGTTTCTGCTTTAGGTAATCAATCTGGTGATATAACTATAGATTTTAAAACTGCAAATAATTTTTCAATGACCTTAACAGGCACTAGTGTAATAAAAAATCCTACAACATTAGCTCCTGGACAAAGTGGTGTTTTATTTATAATTCAAGATTCAAATGGAGGTAGAGCAGCGTCTTTTGAATCTTATTGGGATTTTTCAGATGGCACAGCACCTACATTATCTACAGGAGCAGATGCAGTTGATATGATTGCCTGGATTGCTCGATCATCTACTAAAATTTCTGCACAGTTTGTTGGAAATTTTAGCTAATGACTAGTATAGGAAGTCCATCACCTTTCTTTCTAGCAGGGAAGAAGGCATACGAAGTAGAACGTAGTTTAAGATTTAATAAGGCTGATAACGCAGTATTAACTAGAAGTCCTAGTTCAACCACAAATAGCACAAAACAGACTTTAAGTTACTGGTTCAAAATAAGCTCTTTAATTAGTGCAAATAATCAAGGTACTATGTTTGCTGGCGGTAGCAATGGTAGTTTCGCTTATGCCCAGTTCTTTCAAGGTACTTTTTATTTTGGTAATAGTGCTGGCCCATACTGGATGGGAAATCTTACTCTTAGAGATTTTTCTGCATGGTATCACGCAGTAATAGTTATTGATACAACTCTATCAACTTCAAACGACAGACAAAAATTATATATAAATGGTGTACAACAAGAAAGAAATAGCGGTAGTAGTGATCCAAGTCAAAATTCTAATTATGAATTTTTAACTAATTCAAGTTGGACATATTACATCGGTAAAAGGGCTACAAATGACATGAATTTTGATGGTTATATGGCAGAAATTAACTTTGTTCAAGGTTTAGCGTTAGATTCTTCATATTTTGGTGAAACAGACTCTATAACAGGTCAATGGAATCCTAAGAAGTATGTTGGTAGTTACGGAACAAATGGATTTTATTTGAATTTTTCTGATAATTCTGGAACGACTGCAACAACACTTGGCAAAGATTCAAGTGGTAATGGCAATAATTGGACACCAAGTAATTTAGCAGTTAGTGATGCTATGAAAGATAGTCCAACAAATAATTTTGCAACTATGAACCCTTTGACTAATTATACTGGCTTATCTGAAGGTAATTTAAGATTTAATTTTTATAATGATTCTGCTGGAAATAGATCAACTCAAGCTACTATTGCCCTACCAAAATCAGGAAAATGGTATTGGGAAGCACGTTATTCAGAATCAGGTGGAGCTATAACAACAAAATATTTTGGTGTTGGTCAGATACAAATGAATACTGGATATATAACTGCACCTTATGTTTATTATGATGGAGGTTCTGGGATACTTAGAAATGGAAATGCTAGTGATAATAAAGATGGCAAGCAAGTTTGGTATAATGGTACTGGTGTGCCAGCCGTTTTAGCAATGGCTGTCGATGTAGATAATAATTCAGTAGAGTATTTTCATAATGGAAGTTCACAAGGCACTATACCTTTACCAACGCTTACATCTTCACAAGAGTATTTTTTCACTTGGGCGAATACTAGCGGAGGTAACTCTGCTAACCTTAATGATACTTTTAATTTTGGTGCTGACAGTACTTTTCAAGGACAAGAAACGTCAGGTGGAAACACAGATGCTAATGGCATAGGAGATTTCAAATATGCACCACCATCAGGACATTTAGCATTATGTTCAGCAAACTTACCTGACTCAACAATAAAGCTACCTAATAAACATTTTGAGACTTTGACTTATACAGGAAATGGAAGTTCTCCAAGAACTATAAGTGGATTACAATTTTCACCAGATTTTGTATGGTTAAAACATAGAAATAGTACAAGTTGGCATAGATTACAAAACTCTGTAGTTGGTGCAAATAAATTATTGTATTCAAACTCCACAAATGCCGAGGCAACTGATGAAGTTAATGGACATCTTAATTCTTTTACAAGTGATGGATTTATTATTGATGATCCTAATTCAGATGGTTTAAATAATAATAGTGGAACTTATGTTGGGTGGAACTGGAATGGTGGCGATACAGATGGTAAAACTTATACAGTAAAAGTTCACAGTTTTTCTGGAAATAATAGATATATATTTGATGATTTTCAAACTCAAGCTGTAACTCTTGACCTTGCAGAAGGTGGCACTTATATCTTTAATATGGATGATGCTTCAAATGCTTCTCATCCATTTAGTATTGGAACGGCAGCTAACGGAACTGTTTATACTTCTGGGATTACATATTTTCTAGACGGAGTATCTAAAACTTACAATGAATACACATTAGGATTTTCAACAGCTTCTACAAGAAGATTACATATAACAGTACCAGCATCCGCACCAGTGCTTTACTATTGGTGTAGTGTTCACAGTGGGATGGGAGGCCAGGTTAATACAAACTCAACTCTTGGATCAAGTAATTTCGATGGATCTATTCAATCAACTGTAAAAGTAAATACCACAGCAGGGTTTTCTATTGTGGGATATACAGGTACAGGTTCTAACGCAACTGTCGGTCATGGATTAGGAGTAGCTCCTAAATTTATAATTACAAAGCAAAGATCAACTTCTGGGCATCATTGGAGAACCTATCACAAATCAATCGGTGCTACTAAAAGTTTATACTTTGATTTAAATAATGCTCAAACAGGAACAGACGCAGGTTTTATGAACAACACTGAACCTACAAGTAGCGTATTTTCAATAGGTAATGACACTAACATTAATGAAAGTAATCAGACTCACATTGCCTACTGTTTTAGCGAGGTAGCAGGGTATAGCAAGTTTGGGTCATATACAGGCAACGGAAATACTAATGGCACTTTTGTTTTTACAGGCTTTAGACCCGCAGTAGTAATACAGAAAAGAACAGACAATACAGGTCATTGGTATATTTTTGATAATAAAAGAAATGGATTTAATGTAGATAATGATTCACTTAGTCCAAATTTATCTGATGCCGAATATGATGTAACAATAATAGATTTATTGTCGAATGGTTTTAAATTAAGAACAAATGCTGTTGCTCATAATGGATCTGGTGGTACATATATTTATGTAGCATTTGCAGAATCACCTTTCAAAAATGCAAGGGCAAGGTAATATAGAATTATGGCATTTAAATTAGACGGATCACCTTTAGCTGTTGATGTTGCATTTAAAACATCTAATGGAACACAGTACCCTGCTAATTGGTTAAGACTAACAACTAAAGCTGAAAAAGAAGCTATTGGTATTACTGAGGTAGCTGACGATCTAGTATATGACTCACGTTTTTATTGGGGTAACGGAACTGCAAAAACACTTACAGATACTAATGAAGTTGATGCGAATGGTGATCCATTATTAGATGAAAACGGAGATCAAGTTGTTACTTTAGGTGTAAAATCAGTATTAAAAGCACAGGAAAAGGTTACTGCTGGTAGTTTATTAGCAAAATATGATTGGTACGTTGTTAGAAAAGCTGAAAAGTCTACTGCAATTCCTACAGCGATTACAACTTATCGTGATGGTGTAAGAACTGCTTGTGACACAAGGGAAAAAGAAATAGATGCTTGTGCAGATACCGCAGCTTTAGTTACCTTATATGGTGCAACTTATGATAAAGATGGAAACTTTGAAAAGTTCAACATGACACAATATCCAGTAGATCCTAACGAGTAGATTCTTGCATTTGTCTTGTCATTAACCCCATAGTGACGTAAAGAGGGGATAGGGCTACAATAAGCAGTAATACAAGTACACTTGAAAAAGATAGTGCTTTTAAAATTGCAAATTTAATCATGTTTCAAAAAATTGCTAATATTCTTAGCATTGTTTCTTTTCTTATGGTAGCCTCCATGAGTGGTGGAGCGTACCTTGGATATAAATATGTAACATCAGAACAGTTTAAATCGAGAGTTATGAATGAAATTCTTGACAATGTACAAGGAATGATGCCTAAAGTATTAGATAATTCTTTACCTAAAAATGTAGGCCCATCAATAAAAATTCCTGGTGGAAATTAAACGTACTGCTAAAAGAATAAGAACACGCTTTATTGCGTACCTAGCTTTATTTATATCTTCTATAACATTTGGATCAGGATTATTAGTGTTCTTGTATATGAAAAGTCCAGCTTTTGAAAATCAGTTATTAGGACAAGTTATGAAACATATGGATTGGATTGTAGCAAATGAGCTTGAAAAGCAAATACATAAATTAAAACCAAGACCTATGGCAGATGTAAACGATCCAAATAAATGGTTTTGGGATTACATTGAGCAAAGAAATAAAGATTACATAGAATGGGAAACTAAAGGTAAGTGGAAACAATAAGTGATTTTTAGATTTTTTAAAAAATTAATAAAATATTACATAGACAAGTTAATTCACTGGCTACGGATGCAAAGATTTAATTTAGAACTTGATAATGACATAAAAAAATATCACGAAAAATTAAATAAAAAAGTAAAGAAACCAAAAATTGTAGAAAAAGGTACTTTTGGAAAAGATGGTTGGTCTATTTCTATTGGTGAGGTAAAAGATGGAGATACCTGATATAAGTATTCCTGAGATATACGTTCCAGATGTACCAGAGATATACAGCCCACACTATGTAACTATTACTGCACCACATGAGATTGATGTTCCTGGTTGTACCTATCAGCATCGAGATATAAAAAATACTGGTAATCGTAATTTGTTATTGGAAGATCCTAATGGTGTATATACCACTTGTGATTTCCCTTTCCCAAGTTTTATACCGCTTGATTATTCTCCTGAGAATTTAGTAATAACTGAAGAAGTTCCTGTTGAAAACGATCCACCTCCTTTACCAGAAACAGAGCAGCCAGATATTCCTTCGTTACCTGAACCTCCCCCGCCACCTTTTCCTCCTTGTCCTGGTAAGAATGACCAAAGAGTTGGAGACTTTCGTAACGATAAAAAATTAGAACGTGTTATTGGGCATGAAAGAGGGCAAGATGGAAGTGAGTGCATAACTCTTTATGAAGCAGTTGAGTGGAA